CCATTTTCTATGTTTTTTCTTCCATTTTTCCATTTTTCCACTATATTTTCCACTGGGTCGGCTTTCGGTCTGTAATTTGTCTCGCCTCTACGGAAAGAAAATCCGCTATAATCCCGAAGCAACCGACTCGCCCCAGCCCAAGCCCTATATATCCTTTCCAAGACTAGACACAAAATTTGATTTCAGTTTATTTTCATTAGATTCTTCGGGAATATAGCGGGAAATTGGGTTAGGAGGTTTAATAGGAAAATAATAGTTCTTTTCATAACTACATTTAAATATATTATCAAGTTCCTTTCTACAATCACTCCTTACCATAAAGCATTCTCTATAAGCCTTACGGGCTTCCTCACACAACTCCATCTATATATATTAACCTTTGATTATCTTTTAAATTTGTTATATAGACTACATCAAAAGGACTACGTTTATTAGTTTCCCCTCCCTTCTCAAATTGGATTCTTTTTCGGGGAACGATGATGGTGACTTTGTCTCGTAGCGGAGAAAAGTATTCCCTCATCATCAGGGACAGCGGGGCAATGAATAGGAAAGGCTTTTCTGTATCTAAGGTTGAGACAAATTGTTTCATTTTAGAGAAAGGAGGGTTCGTAACTACCATACTATACATAGGTTTATCTGTGAAAAAATCCCCTGTCCTACTAACTACCTGACAACCCATCTCTCTAAGGTCGGCATCACTATGGCTCGTATCATTCCAAAATGGTTCATAAATTAAAATATCTTTTGGGATATATGCTTCTACTGCCTTCCATACTTCCTTTGGAGTATTGTAATCGTCACGCTTGGGCTTAGCCCTTACCTTTTCCTTATTGTGTTCCATTTGAGCGAACATTATACTAATACTATTTTCCTTTTTAAATAAAAATTACTCAACCTCTAAACAATAGGCGTTAGACTTCTTGATGAATTGGTTAATCTTGTAATTCTCTCCACCAAACTCCCACCATACCTTATCGCTGTCAAGTTTCTTCCACCCCATAGACCCAACGATGATTTCCCCTCCGTGAAGGTGTTGCTCCATCAAACAATTAATTATACAGTTGTAACATTCCACCCGCTTGACTCCCGCCTTTTTCATTCGGGCAAGATACTCGTCACACGCACCTGCCCACGTCTTGGATGTTGTCACTGACATAATCGCAGTCTTGTAGAGTGAGATTATGATGTTTTGAATCTTTTGGTCGGTAGCCATATAGACCGCTCGGTCGCTACATCGCTGTATCTTTTGAATCAACTTGTATTCTTTAAAATTCCAGTCAATCAGTTTTCCATCACGAACAATCCAGCAGTGAGCGTCAATTTGAGGAACATTCATTTTGTTTTGATTTACAAATTAAATAACTTACTTATTTTCCAATTCAATTTTTTTTTAAGACCGTTTATACTTGTCCTTTTCTAAAAAGTTTAAAAGTAGTTGGTCGTTGTCTCGGGGGTCGTTGGAAAATATATCATTATAATTTTCTATCTTATCTTTTAGGCTTCCCTTCTTATGTTCTATCCAGTAATGTAAGCCGAGACAAAATAATCCACAATAGGTTGAATGAGGGTCTTGAATCTCTTGTGTGTTTCTATATACCTTCAATCCTTTCAAAAAGGTCTCAATGTGTTTCGGGGCATATTGAACGCCGAATGGGTCGTAATAGACCGCTTCACCGTTGTCAGCAATATACAAGAATACCCAATGAGTCCCTTCTTGGTCGTGATTGGCAAGATTGATATAATAGCCACCACAATACTTTTTAGACGGCGTCTCATCCTTACTAAAACAACCTACTAAATCTAAACCTAATAACATACAATACCTTTCAATATCCCCGTTTGATATAGTTCCGTGTAGTCCTTTTAGTCGGGGCATTACTTTCTATATATACGAGATGATTTGTGAGTAGAGAGTTTATTAGTTCCTGATAGTTGACTGGTTGCTGGGACGAATGGTTTCATTGCCTGTGAGCCTGGATGGGCGTATGGACTTCCCTGTTGAATCATTCCTGAATTTTGGGCTGTGATGGCTGACGAGATACCTCCCGCAGCCATAAACGAACCGCCGTCCATATCGTGAGTGATGGTTAGTTTCCCACAACCTTTCATTCCATAACCTTGAATCTTTTCTACTCCTTTGTCTCGCCCTGCTTCCGCAAGAGGACGAAGGAAGTCTGTGACGGGGCGGATGTCGTTTAGAAAATCACGAAAGTGGTAGCCCTTACCACGCATCTTTTTAAACAATTTATAATCGGGATGGTCTATTCCATAACCTTTAATTTTTTCTACTCCTTTGTCTCGTCCTGCTTCCGCAAGAGGGCGTAGGAAGTCTGTGACGGGGCGGATGTCGTTGAGGAAGTCTCCAAACCTGTATCCTTTTCCTCCCATCTGTGGTTGAGGAACTGCCTCGCCCAAAAGCGATTCGGCATTTGTTGGAATACCTGTTGGTGACTGACTAATACGAATACCCTTTCCATTTTTCATCGCCTTCATTGCTTTTTTCATTAGGTTTTCTGCCATAGGAACGAACTCTCCTAACTCGTGAATCATCTCAGGTTTAATAGTAATTTTTCCTCCACGTTTTAGAGTCCTATGCTGAGCCTTTGACATTTTAACACGAAGACCATCGCCGAGTGCTTTGATATTACGAACCCCACGTTTTCCAGCACTGTTTATAGAGTCAAGAATACCACAACCTTCGTCGCCGTCGTCACACATTTTTTTAACACGAGGCATATATTATATTATAAGATTTTATACAATCCTCATTCCACTACGGACATCTACCACGATTTCCTTCTCAAACTCGCAGAAGACCAACATCGTAGGAGCAACACCACCAGCAACCTGCCCGAGCAACTGGATAGACTTGGATACACCGTCCTCGCTTGGAAGGTGGCGGGAGACGTTTCCGTAGTAGTAGCGGTAGAGACGCTGGAAGTCCATCTGTGAGATTTGTCCCGACCCCAACGAAGTGGTGAGCGACCCGTTGAGTTGATTGGACGAGACAAGTTGTTCTGTGAATTGCTCAAAGTCGTAGTAGAGTTGATTGATGAAAAGATTTTTACCACTGACTTGGATTTGGAAGTTTTGGATTATGACAGGGTCGGGGCTTCCTCCTGACGAGGAGAAAGGAGATTGGAGTGACCCAACAGCCTGAGAGGCATAAATACCTGGACCAGTAGTTGTTCCATTACCAGTAGCACCAGCGGTTGGTGCTTGAAGGAATCCCATCGCAACGATACTACGAAGATTTGGGATACCGTTTGTTACAAGGACAGAAAATGTCTGTCCCACAGATAGAGCAGATGCTGGAACAGTGTATTGGAAAATATCATTGTAGATAATCTTTTTAGTGGGAGCAAGGGACAAGTATCGGGCTTCTGCCAATGGGGCAAATGTGTAGGCAGGACAGTAGAGACGGACACTGGTAATTGGAGCATTATAAACGATTGGTGTAATCGTTCCAGCACCTGGATTACCAGCAGCCGTTGGGTAAGGAACAGGAGCAAGGAACTGAGTCTTCGCAATAGAAAGAGTGTGGAGGATTGCTGTGTTTGTAGCAGCACCACCAGCACCACCCAAGTTTTCACTTCCCTGACCGATGTCGGCAGAAGCAATCATCACGGGGCAAGTCTGTCCGCCTCCCAAGATGGTAGGCTGAGACACAAGACCCATTGAACCTGGCGTGATAGTGGTTATTCCATCAACGGCAGCGGGAGCAACTTGGACGGTGTCAAACGACTGAGTCATAAACTGAACCTGATTGGTATTCATATAAAAACGCATCGTAGAACCTTTGAGAAGAGGACACTTGGCGAAGAAGTCGCACACGTCTTTTAGTCGCACGATGGCTGGGAAAATCATAGCACGGCTGGTTGCCTGACATTGAACCGTAGTCATAAACACTTGGGAAAAATTACCCAAAGCACCAGCCGTTCCAGGAGCACCCGCAGAATTACCGAGAAGGAAAGCCTGATTGGAACCACGCTGGGTTGCTGCTGTTCCGTCGTTGAGTGTAAGGCTGAAATTCAACCACTTTTGACGCTGGTAGAAGCCGTCATTACGAAGGGAGTTGATATTTGACGAATTCAAGTCCGTAAGAGTCTTTTGAATTGAATTGGTAGTCGTAGTAGTAGCAACGGCAATTGGAGGACCAGCAGCATAGACAGAGGCAGAAGCAGATACAGACTGAATAGGAAGGAACAGACCATTTCGGTTATTACAGAGACCTGTTCCCCCAGCACCGAGAGTATTTGTTGCCGAGTTGGCAGCAGCGTTAAAAACCCAACTTGTTGATGTATCAGGACAGTAGCCAGTCGTCGCACCCCAATTCTTTACATCGGCATCACTCCACGAGGTATTAGCCTTAAACGAACAAAATACATTCAAAAAGTTAGATTGCTGAACGATGGTTGAGTTATTGAACTCTACCGACATATTGTGAAGAATGTGCCAGTAGCCACTTTTCATACCCTGAACCCAGTCCAAGTCACTATCAGCATTGAGGGTAGGGTTGGCAGCCGAAGCAGCAACCCAGTCCATTTGAAGGATAAGTGGAAATAAAAGGAAACCCTCCGACCAATTCAGGTAAGCCCCTGAATTACTTAAAGAGGTTGTATCCACGACGACCTGACCTGTGTAAGACTGGTTGTTGTTGTCATTGACGTATAGCCACTGCTTATCAACGAAGTCATTACCAGCGACCTCACTATTGAGCGATTCTTCCATAACAACAGAGTCCATATAATATACAATTAGAAAATAATCTCATACCCTTATTCAAACACTAAATATTTTTTATTTTTAGATTTAGTCATTCGTAATTCCCTAAAAGGTGATGACAAATCAACCTCAAAAGGAATTCCTGAACCTGACTTACGCTTGTCTGTCATAGCCATTTTTTGGTGTCTGTATCCTGCTACGTGAGAACGCCCGTGTGGAGTTTTTCGTAGAAGGGAGATTCTCATTACTATACCATTACATTTTTTTGTCGTGTTTCCTTACTTCTTGTCCGTCAGCCATACACAAAGTAATAACATAGTTCGGGTCTTGAATCACAACGGGACGATTGAGTTGGTCGGTGAGTTGAACCCGAAAGGTAGAATACTGTCCTTTCAAGATAGGAATAAAAGAAAACGAATAGGGCTGGATACTGAATTGTTCCCCGATTGTTCCAATGGGAGCAAAGGCATATAGAAATGTATTTGGAACGGCATAATTGTTATTGACAAGAGAGCAGGAAAGGATATAGGACGACAGAGGAGTAATCTGTGGCGTGAAGGTTGAGAGAACACTTACATTGACAGCCGTCACCCTTGATGCTGGAAATGTTCCTGGAAGAAAACCAACCAAAAGACCAAAGGAACTGGTTGCTGGAATAATAATTTGAGGGCAGACGCTATTGGCAAGAAGAGGAACAGTCCAAGTTGCCCCCGCTGGTAGAGTATAGGTTGCTGCTGGGTAGGCAGTCGTATTACAGGCGAAGAAATTCATTTGAATGCTATACGTAGAAGGATTGGTAGTCAAGCCAAAAAACCACACATAATCACCTGCTAAATCCACAAGGTAATGTAAATTGGTAAGCATCACACTCCTGATATAGTTTTGAATAGCCAAAGCATCATAAAACCCATCAGGAAAGGTGACGGTATAAACCACGTTGTCTATCCAACGATACTGAATGACGTTGTTGTTATTGACAGAGGTAATATTAAAGGTAGAGTAATACATCGTTAGGGACTCCAAAGCAAGATAAGCATCGTCAAGTGTCACTGAACCAGCGGGGAAGTCGTATTCCAGCACCGAGTTATTTGAACCCGCCACGATATTGCTACTGTTTAGAATCAAAGTCCTCATTTATATATTATATAAATTTATTTTATATGTCTTTTAAATGGACTGGGATAAGTATTTTCCTAAACCTGAATACGTTGAGAAGCACGGTTGCTGTGGAGACATCGTGGAAGACGACCTGATTTTAGTCTGTAACAAGTGTCATAAAATATTCCCTTTTTTGATAGATGCTAAACATAACTACGACGAGCATATCCCGACCGTTCAATACAAACCGATTAATCACTTGAAAGAACGTTTAGACCAATTACAAGGCATACAAAATAAAATTATTCCTGAACCTATTATGCTGTGTGTAATGGGCTGTAAGACCATCCCTGACATTCACGAGGCTTTAAAACAAAACTACCTTAGTGAGTATTACGAGCATAAGTATTTGATTGCTTCTAAACTGGGTATAAAACTACCAACCTTATCCTACCAAGAGTTACAAAGGATTTATGTCCTATTTAATAACTTACAAGTCAAGAAGAAGGCTGGGAATAATTTACCTTACCATTTTCTATTGTCAAAATTTTTTAAACAGATTGGACGGCAAGACATCTTGCCTTACTTGAATGTTGTTAAAAACAAGCGTAGATTACAAGAATACGAACAATATTATCTTTCTATATTTTAATGAGTCTATCAGCAAAGCAACAAAAGAATAGACAACTTTATGAGGAACAATTACGTGTCTCGGCACAAAACGACGCTAATATTGCTGAGACGAGGAAACTGGCTTTTCGTGGGGAAGTCCCGTCCCTAACATCACAGGAAGACGCTTCCGCCGAACAGTTACAAGCCGACGAAGGCTTCCAAACCCAACAGGCGATTAACAACTTGCTTACTACGTTTAAACTACCCGAGACACAGAAGATTATCTCCGCCCTTACCTTAGACCAAATTGCTGGGCTGAATGCTGGGTGGAAAAATATCAAGACTGGCTTTGAGTCTCAATTCACTACCCCGAATCTACGGTCAGTAGCATCGTTTATTCCTTACTTTACAAAGTATCAAAATACCTTGACGGATGTTAATACAAACCAAAGGGTTACTACGATTAAAACGGTTCTTCCTACGGTTGCTGAGGTTAATGCTGTTATTAACTGGGTTAAAGGAAATATGAGTGATATGGAATATCAAAGGTTAATTACGACTTCGGGTATTATAGAGTATCGTGATGCCTTACCAACAGAAAGCGACTATGCTAAAATCTCTAAATACACTCCTAAAAGACAGGACGAAATATTAAAACTTGTTCCTGAAAACGCTCAAATTAAAACCGACTTAAATAGTGCTTTTGAAGCCCTTAAATCTGTATCTAAACCTGCTGACAGAAATGATGCCTTAGAGGCTATTATAACAATTTTTCAAGATGTAACCGTTGATTCTATTAATTCCCTACTTTCTATTCAGGCAGAAGCCACAAAAGGTAAGGGTTTAAAAATTGGTAAAGGAATTCTTGTTGAGAAAGAACCTAAATACTCTCATTTTGGAACGTTTATCATCAACAAGAACAAACTAAAAGATTGTGTCCTACAAATCAAATATCAGTCAGGGGCTTATGTCTTTCCACAACAAAAGGTTAGTGAAGCCCTTTGTGAATGGCTTTTGAGTTTTTTGGAAGAAGGAAAGCCAAGCAAGAGTCTATACTCTGCTGTTCCTGCTGACGAAAAAATATTTATTGAAAGAGTCCTTAACAAGGCAGGAGTATGGAGTAAAATGACGGGGATGGGATGGAAGCCTACCAAAGATGTCTCGGCGGACGAAGACGAGCGACGCTTTGAAGTCCTCAAAGGGATTCGTGGGGCGGGAAACGACAATCCAAAGTTGAGACAAGAGTTAAAGGACTTGCTTCTAAAATTCCATAAACAGGGACGTATTTCTAAACAAAAACTTGGTGAAATTCTGTATGATTTGGCTTAAAGACTACTTGTAGTATTATATAATGGAAAAAATCCGTGAAATTGTAATTCAACTCCCTCCTGATAATAAACAAAAAATATTTTATGATTTTAGGACAAACTTACAGGTTAATTGGGCTGAGATGGAAGAAATAGTCCAATACATAAGGCGGACAAAACAGATACAGGTTTCTCTCATCCAACAAATGCCTTTCCAAGCACAATTGAGACTGGCTTGTTATTTATATTATGATGAAATAAACCCCGTCGTTTATCCGCCCGTGATTCCTAAAAAAATTAAAAAGGGAAAAAAAATTGAATTGAAAATGGAAAGTTAAATGAAAGGTGTAAAAACATCAACAACCTGAAAATGCGAACAATGAAAAACGAAAAGTCTGCTATTGACTCTGTCGTGGAGAATTTTTGGACGGAAGAAGTTGAGGACTGCTATTCCCTCCAATTTGATACTCGGGCGGAGTTTGACGACTATCTCAGGGCAAGTAATCTTCTCTCCCTCATCGTCCTAAAACACGACGGTGCTGTTGGAGAAATCAACAAGTTAATTAATGACATTTGGAAAGAGTCAAGTGGGTTGGACGCTGACGACCACTTCTTTGAGGAGGATGGATTTGATTTAGAGGTTGAGCCATACAAGAGAGAAGTCGTCCTTAATTATCTTGATATAGAAGAAGAGAATTTTTGTGAGTATTTGATTGGTAAAAACAAAGCAGAAAAACGAAAACGCCCCAAGACTTACCAAGCACGGCAAGAGGACAAAAAACGCTATGTTAGGGAACTCAAAACACGGGTGTTCTACGACCTAATCATTATCCAGTGTCGGGGGGACATTTATGAGGTAGAGAAATACATCACACGAATGTGGAGGAATTTGGAAGAGGGTTGCGACGATGATACGAGCGACATTGAGAGCGACAGTGAATAAAAAAAAAATTGAATTGACTTTTAACCTTTTGTTTTTTATTAAAATGTATTTCCCTGTTGAACTTTGGTCTATTGTAAAAGAGTATGCTGGAATCTATTCTGTTGGAACGAAGTTTAATGTATCCAAAGTCAGTAAGGACAAACTTCTCAAATACTGGCTTGATAATTTTAATTGTATAATAAAAAATCCTTCCAAGTATAAGGTTGATGTCATCAAGAAAACTATTTTGAAAAATATACGTTTCAAAATGACAAAAGCAAATTGGGTTGCCCTACACCAACTCTGTAATCCTATCAAGGAGAAAAATCCTTCTGACCTCAAAGGAAAAATTGCCGAACTCATCTCTTGGAGGGATTGTGAAGCACACGAGACTTGTCTCGGGGAGATTGTCGGGTATTACAAGAATTCCTATAAGGTTAGACGGTTCAAGACAGACATTACTAAGGTTGAGACACACGATTGTTATAGAAATTTTAATGACTCCTCCATCATTGACCCCATCACTTTCACGACACACACTTTTAACAAGAATAAACACTACAAAGGAACTTACAATGTTGAGAGGTATTATTCTTACTTAGAAAGCGAACACGGTCATAGGGAATTCTTCACGTCTTGGACTCAGGAGTTTAATCCAAACTACAATCCATACGATACGGGGGCTTATCAAGACGATTAAAAAAAAATTGAATTGAATTTTAACTTATCTTTTTTCATTGTAAATCCGCTATAAACACGAAAGCAAATGTCAAATCACGGAAATCTTGGAGGACAACGACGAACCATCACCTGTGTCTGTGGATGGCAGAAAAAGGGTTCTGTTCGGGAAGCCAACTTCTGTTTCAAAGTCCATAAAAAGGTCTGTCCTAACGAGACCAAAGTAGTTATGCCTGAGTTTGACTCCAAAGACAATGCTTTTAACAATGTCAGTCAATCAAAAAACGGGCATATGATTAAAAAGGCTGGTAAGATTTTGACGGTTCATCGTGATGGTATTGTGACAGAAGAATTCGTCAAAGGACTCTAACTCACCACAAAATCGCTGACGCTAATTGCCCTCTAATCCCTTCTTTTTTATGTCTCAGTTTATAAAGCCTACGTCTTTCGTCGGCATAGTCCTTACCGTATTCCTCCAAATAGGTTGCATAGTCCTTGTAATCTTTATGACCGATGCTTGTCAAATACTTATCGTCCTTATACACGTCCAGTTTAAAATTACCTTTGGTTGATGGCTTGATTGTTAGTCCCAACTTTCTTGCTTCGGCAACTTGATACGGTTTGATGACATACATTATATTTATGTTATAAAATTGAATTGAAAAAAAACCGCTATATTCACGTAGCCAAAATGCCTTCTTATGCGACCTACCCGACAATCCATTTTATATGCCCTACTTGTCTCGTCAAGAAAGAGGCTAAGGAACAGAAAGCAATTAATCTGTTTAAAAAACTACACAGGAAGTTCTGCGACTTTCCTGATGACAAAGGTGTGAGGACTACTAACCACATTGATACTGAAAAGTCTCCTAACCTGCGACCGTTTGTATTTTATGAGAAAAAAAATTGAATTGACTTTTAACCCTTTCTTTTTTATTCAAAAAGCCAAATGCCAAAAGGAAGTAAAGAACATATCAGGGCTATGCTTCATACCTTTACCTGTGAAGGTTGCGACCAACACAAAGAGTTTCAAACCGAGAAGATGAGAGACAAATTCTTCTTGTTACATCAAAGGTTTTGTAAGTGTGAGGAAATCAAAGGTAAAGCCACAATCAACTACTTTAACCGTAAGCCTCCTGAAAAGATTTATTAAAAAATTGAATTGACTTTTAACCTTGTTTTTTTATTAGAAATCCGCTATAAGAACGAAAGCAAGAATGCCGAAAGGATGGAAAGGACCAGTTGACCTTTATAATCTTGATTGTTCCTGTGGGAAGTCATACCGTTCAACAGAACGAAAAGCATTTGACAGGTATATGTTGTTACATAAAAAATATTGTGCTGATATAGAACTGGCTTCTTACAAGCGTGGCGTGACTGTAAGATGCCCTGATGCTGAGAAAGGACATCATCAACCTGAAAACCCTGACACAATACTTTTGATTGCTGATGGACTGTTGAAAAAGGTTTCTTTAAAATCCGCTATAAAAACAAAGAAAGTGAGTGCCTCCGCCCCAAACCTACCTAACAACTTTTAAAAAAAAAAGCCCAGCCTCAGTTTTTATTTTTTGACCTCACTTTCTTTGTTCCAATAGCGGATTTATAGTATAGATAGTTAATTAAGGGTATTTATAGGTATTTTATAGGTATTTGTATGTATATTTAGTATATTTATAGTATATTTAGTGTATTGTTACTTGTATAGTGTGTATTTTATGTTATAGAGATATGTTTTGTTACTTATATGGTAAGGATACTACTAATAATACATATAAACTACTAATATAACTATATAACCTAAAATCCTCTATAAGAACTAAGAAAGTGACCTAAAAAAAAGAAAACCTGACCCAGCCTTCTCTCAACTTTTTTTCTTATATAGGTTTTGGGCTGAGCCTCTCACTTTCTTAGTTCCAACAGCGGAAAATAATATAAAGCCGAGACAACTAAATATAGTAATGGCGGGTTGCTCTAAACAAGATAAGGAAGAGTTCCTTGCCTTTATTGGTAAAGAACCGACTATCCCTCAAAAGTTGGAATTTGTTTTAAAATGCCGACCATACGCCTACTGGAACAAGGAACTCAAAAAAAATGTCTTTAATATTGCTGATGTTGTTGATAGAGAATATTTGGATAAATCATTTGAGGAGTTAAGCGACCCGAAGACTTTTGATTACTATGAGGATACTTTCAAGAAAAATTTTAGAAAAAAGAATGAAAAAAAGTGTAGCGAGTGTCACGGTTGGAAGTTGAACGAGGAATACCGTTTTTATAAAACGTGTTGCCGTTGTAGGGCATCAACCGTAGAGGAGGATACTCTAAAACAAGAAGAGTTGAGACAATCACAAGTGTGTAGCACGTGTCATAGTCGTAAGCCGTTTAGTGAGTTTAACATAAAAAAAGGAAAAGTTTATAAGACGTGTTTTAATTGTGTTAAAAGGAAGAACCCCGAGATTACGCCTGAGCCACCTGAGAATGTTCCTGATACAACCTGTCCCAGTCCTCGTCTTCCAGCCACTTAGTAATCATAAAGTAGATAGGTTGTTCTATGATTTGTGTCTTTCCCCAAGTTCCGTCCAGTAACAAATCCTGCTGAATACTGAGGATTTGTCTCGCCGTTAGAGTGTCGGTTATTTCTTGGGAAGCAAGGTCAATGTCCCTTGCCGAAATGGACTGTTGTAAAGCCTCCGCCGAATCACAGCCATTATTCAAGGCGTAGTCAATCATTTGTAATAGCCAGTTGTCGTAAGCGGAATGGTATGCCTGATGACTCATTTTATATACTTTATAGCGGGTTTTTTTTGAATTCAATTTTTTAAGTCCTTCCTCCAAAGGTCGTAATAATCCCTCGTTGTCTCACTCTCTACGACTAAATTCTGTTTTGTGATATTGACAAAGCCATAGCCACTATGGTCGCCCGTAGATACAGTCCCGTGAGGTATTTTAGGCGGTTGAAAGATAATAGCGTTTTGGGTTGATAAATCAAAAACCAGTTTGATAGATGGAGACACGAATAACTGATGCTTACCTTTGGCACATTTAGACCAAATGATTGTCTCGCTCAAACCTGACATACCGCTGTCGTTATGGATAGAACTTGAAAAGTCAAGGGACGCCCCAACACCCGTAGCACAGTGTCGTTCCAATGGCGTGTTTGGGAATGCCCCTACGAATCCAGCGTTTTTGGCAAGTTCCAGCCGATACGTAGCAATGTCAGGACAGTATCGTTTTTCTAACTCATAAAGGGCAGAATAAGTATAGACCAAGTTATATAAAAAATCTTCATCGTCATTAGCCTCCACCTTTCGGGGCTGATAGGCAATCATATTCCCGCCTTGTTTATTTTTTAATCCAATGTGGTAGCGTATCATACCGTCCATCCAGTTGTAGCCCGTGTAGCGGTCTTGGGCTTGATGTGCTAATGTATAAGCACGGGCTTTTTGTTTTTCCTCTTTGGAAGGGTCGGGACCAAGCAGTTTAAATGCCGAATAGAAGGAATGAGACTTCACGGGGTAATATTTATTAAACTGTTCCCCGAGTGGTATAAGTTTTTCAGTAGCCTTTGTAATAGCCTTGTCCGTAGATTCTGTGATATAGACACAAACAATCTCCCCTTTGTAGGTTACAATACAACTCTTATTGACGTATTTAATCCCCTCTTTTTTAATCATTTTTTCGTCATAAAAGACGGGCTTATCAATAAAGTTTTTTTTGTAAGCCATTGTCTCAACCTCAATCTGTGGTATATCTATCGTGAATGGATTATCGGTGTGAGGGTTGTCGCCCCAGTGTAAGCCTTTCCAATCCTTTTTTTTGAATGGAATTTTTTTAATTTTATCTACCTCACTGAACGCCCTTGACAAGACTCTTTGAGGAATTGGTTCTCTCTTTCGTTTTTCGTCAAGGTTGTTAAACAGTTTAACCATTCTATCTTTTGTCAATAGATTAGCCATATTAATATACGGTTAGATAGTTCCACGAAGCCCCGTGATATTGTCAGGGAAGTCTTGTGCTAAACCGAGACCGTGTTCCATTTTGTATTTTCTACCCGCCATTAAGTTTTTGACTTCGGCTATTTTTCTTTGGGACTCCTCTTTGGATACTTTCTTTCGTGATGGTGTTTTAGGGAGGGCGTATTCACTCCGTTCGTGTTGTGTGGTGTAAGTCTTGGCAAGTTCCTTTTTCATATCGGCAATTTTGGTTTTAGGTTCTATATTAATACCGTAGGAGGCTAATATATCGTCTATTTGATGTTTGGTAAGCCTGATAGGAATCTCTGTTACAAAAACGCCGAATCCTTTGTCCTTAGCAATAAAATACTTATCGTCCAATTGTTTTAAAACCATTCCACCGTTAATAAGTCCTCCTTTCGTAACTCTCATATATATATTGTAAGATTATCCCTTATACCACTCGTTAAGGTCAATCCCACAGTCTTTTGGTAAGTCATCAGCGTGAATCGGCATCGTATTTATATTAGGGAAAGGGTCAATTATCCAGCATCTCCTCTTACAAGTATCATAAATATGGGCGTATTTATTCGTGAAAAGTGGAACTAATTTATTTAATTCATTCTCAATGACGGGCATTCTTTCCAGTAATTTATTTTTTAAATTCTGTTCTTCCTCGTCCGTTGTCTCGGCTTTCCAACCGATGTAAAGGATAGACAAGTTATACACAAGGGTATAGAATACACAGAGTCGTGTCAAGGGTTTTTGAGACACAGTTGTATTTTCGTTTAAAAGTCTAACATATTCCAAAGGATTATTTTCCAAGATAATATAACCGTTTTCACTAATCAAGGGTTTGTATGTATCCAACGACCTGGCAATAAAACGGTAGAGACACATATCGTCCTCAGGGGTTTGTTTGTATTCGGCTTGTGCTTGTTCCATTATATTATTATGTAGTCTTATTTTAAATGAAAGTCGCTGAACTAAAAAAAATACTGGATGCTAATAAAATCACTTATCCAAAAAAAGCCAAGCGGGAAGATTTAATCCAGTTGGTTAAAAATATAATTCAAGAATTAAATCCTAACAAAAAAGAAGTGAAAAAAGTGGAAGCAATCCAGTCTTTTGTTGCCCCTCAACGGGATACAAGTAATACGGTCTCTTTTATTGACCGTGTCTCAAAAAAATATACTGAACCTGCCCCCGTTGTGAGTCCGTGGGAAACTATGACCGACCGTCAAGGAAATCGTATTGTTGGTTTGGTTGATGAAGAACCAGCCCTACTACGAGCAAGGGAACGACGTGAGGCGTTGGAACAGGAACGGCGTGACGAAATACAACGGGCAATTAATCGTGGATTATCCGCCGATGAAGCCGAACGGACACGTCAGTCACGGGAACTTGCCCTTGCTACTCACCCCGTAGAAGCACCCATAGCAGGAGTCAGGGGCTTTTTAACAGAAGAAGAAGCAATACGCCGTTTGGAAGCAGGAATAGAACCACCCAAAGTAAAGATTGGAACAATGACACCAGTAGCCATAGAAAAACGAGGACAAGATTTAGAAGACAAAGTATTGTTACAACAAGTATTAGTGGAAAATAAACCACTTCCTAAAATACCCCGTCCAGCAAAACGAACGTCTTTTGGAAATCAACCAAGTGTGCCACCACCATCACCGCCACCATCACCACGAAAAGCCCCCGTTCCACGAGCAAGGTCAGTCAGTCGTGAGATAGTAATTCCGCCACCGCCCCCATCACCGCCACCATCACCACGAAAACCCGTTCCACGAGCAAGGTCAGTCAGTCGTGACTCAGCAGTAGAACCAAGAACCATAAGTATTCCAAGACCACGAGCAAGGTCAGTCAGTCGTGATTCGGCAATAGAGCCATTAGCCATAAGTATTCCACCACCAATTCCCCAAGCCAAAAAACCACCAACCCCACGAAAGTCAGTAAGCAGACCAAGGGAAGTTGAACCCCGTCCCGAACGACGAGCCACAGAAGACGAATTAATACGGACAGGTTTATACGAAGCCGTTGGAGCAAGAGAACCATCCATAAGCGTCAGCAGGGCATCAAGTCGTCGTGGGTCTTATGGAAGGTCAGCCAACGATGCCCTTTTGGAAAAAATGAGGGAAAGCGTTAAACGAGAGAGTTTGGCAAGACCTGACCCTTTGGCAAGACCTGACCCTATTGTATTTAACGATAGAGCAATCGGGGAATTTAAAAGTGATGATGAGCCGTCAAAGCCTCCTGATGTAACTCCTGATGTTATAAGTAATTTACTGGCTACACTTGAATTGGTAGATGCTTATAAAGTCCCTGACCCTTTGTCTCGGTCATCGTCACGGGGGTCGTCACGGGGTCGTTCCACGCCAAGACCAAGTCCGCCACCAAGTCCCCGAACACAACCTTACACGAATCCAATTGTTGAATTACTTCCACGAACGAGTATGGAACGTCCAGAAATACGAACGGCAATTCCACCACCAAAAACAGCAGAACAAATACAAGAAGACCAACAACAAGAACAATACAGGAGAATGACAGAGGCAGCAAGACGGGCAGAAGCCCTTACAGCACAATATCTTAGAGATGAGTCCGCCGTAAGAGCAAGTGAGTCCCGAGAGAGAGCGTCCCAAGAAAGAGGCGTAACCCCTGAACGAGAAGACGAATACAATAAATATATACTTGCTACTCTTGCCCTACAAGAATTACAAAAACAGCCAACAGAATCACAAGAGAGATTTGAAAGACACGTCAGGGAACAGCAAGAAAAGGCAGCGTCCTTAGCATTGGAAATGGCACGTATAGAGCAGGAACGGTCTCAAACACCTCAACGTAGTCAAAGCCGTAGTGTAAGCCGTTTTAGTCGGGGACGATTCTCACAAGCACGGGAAGGTAGTTTAGCACCCGTGACAGAAGCCGAAGAAGAGGACATTCCTGATTTTAATAAACTGAAAAACATACACCAGTTTATAGAAGAGGAACAAGCAAAACCAAAACGAAGACCCTCTCTTCCAGCACGAAGGTCAATCAGCCGTGATTCAGCCATTCCAGCACCAAAGCCACGAGCAAGGTCTATCAGTCAAGATTTAATCTCTAAACCCGATACAGAGACGGAATTAGAGGCGTTAATTAAAGCCCCAGTTCCACGAGCAAGGTCTATTAGTCGTGATTCAGCCATACCAGCACCACGCCCAGTTCCACGAGCAAGGTCGGTCAGTCGTGACTCAGCAGTAGAACCAAGAACCATAAGTATTCCAAGACCACGAGTAAGGTCATCAAGTAATATTTTGATTCCTGAGCCTGAGCCTGAACCCGAGACAAAGAAGCCAAGCACACCACGACCACGAGTAAGGTCTCTCAGTAATACGAGCGTCATTCCTGAACCCGAGACAAAGAAGCCAACCACGCCACGACCAAAGTCAAGGTCAGTCAGTCGTGATTTAGTAATTGCCCCAGTGGAAGCCGAACCTCCACGAAAAGCCCCCACCCCACGAGCAAGGTCAGTCAGTCGTGAGATAGTCACTCCCGAACAACAGATTGAAAATGATTTGAAAAGGGCAGAGGAGTTTAAAAAACAAGCAGAAGAATCAAAAAAGAAAAGGAAAAGGAAAAACCCAGTCCCCGATATGTTAAACGACCTTGAAATACAAAAATTAAAGGAGGCAAAGGAACGAATCGGTCAGGAAAAATTAATCGTGGAAGAAATTGTTAATAAGCCAGTCCCAAAAACAAAAGCGGAAAAGAAGGCATTTGTAAAAAAGGTAAGAGAAACCCAAGAAGAATTACAAACCAAATTTGAGGAAGCAAAGAAGGCTAAACTTGCCCCTCTACCTAAAAGAAGACCGTCTTACTTGAATCCATTAGAGTATGAATTTGACGAACAAGGAAACGCTATTGCTAAGAAAGACCCCAAGACTGGAAAATTGTTAGACCTTGAAACAGGTCGTCCTCTTTTGATAGACCCAAGAACTGGTCTTCCTTATTTATCAAACAACCCCGAAGTATTAAAAAGGGCAAAGGAGCAACTGGAAGCAGAACAAGCACACATTAGACAATTGGAAGAAAAAGCAAGGGCAAAAATAGAAGCACAAGCACGGGCAGAGATAGAGGCAAGGGCACAGTTAGAGGAAGAGGAATCGGCAAGAAAACGAGCCAAGAAGGAAGAGATACAATCAAAGAAAGAAGCATTGAAAAAGAACCGAGAACGTGAGGTCAGTGATATGGAAAGGGAAGAAGCAATATCAAAGCAATACCGTGAGGAAATAAAATCAGTAGAAAAAAGGAAAAAGGAACGACTGGAAAATATTGAAAGGATTGCTTCGGCAAGGAAGGGATTATCAAGACAGGAATCAAAACAGGCATTGGATATATCAAAAGAGTTATTTGGTAGGTTTAATTCTATTGGAAGGGCAAAGACTCCTGATAGACCACCATCACCTCCACGAGAGGAATTGTTTAGTAGCGTCGGGGCTGTGTCTCGGCTTGGAGATAGACTTGCCCGTTCAAAGACTCCTGAACGAGGGTCTCTAACAAGACCGTCGTCCCTTACCCGCCCGTCGTCTTTGACTCGTGCCGAGCCGAGAGAACCAAGCCCTATGACTACTGAAAAACAAATAAAAAATCTTGAAAGGGAATTAACAGAAATAGACCCGTCTATTTATGATAAGACTGACGTAGAAAGATTAGAAGAATTGAGTAAGCAATTTAATCAAAATATTAAGAAGGTAGGACAAGCCAAGACAGACAAGACCAAAGAAAAGTATTTTGAAATGGCTAAGGCTAATATAGAGTCTATAAAAGCACTTGATTCAAGGATTAATACAAGGAAAGGAAAATACGGCAGTAAGGTTTAACCCTTCTTGTAGGTTTTCCCAGCCTCTTTTAGTGCCTGTTTGTAAGAGACCCCGTGTTCCTTAGCATAAGCCTGACAGTGTTTAGTCCATAGACTTCCGCCACTAACTACGGAATCAATCCTCGCCCCCAAGTCCGTCACCTTATCAACCAGCCCCTTTGTCTTTCGGGGAATCAACTTACAAACGTCCTGAGTGATGAAAGACGAATACTCAGGAGTCATTAGACCGTTAGACCTCATCATAGCCGAGACAAATCCCTGACAGTTATTATGTTCGGCATCATAAGGTAGGAATTTATCTCCCATCATTTTTTCAGTGTTAGACATCATCTCGTTTAGAGTCAAAGACTTGTCCGTGACTACGGGCATCTCCTGACCACTAACCTTTTTGTAGCCCATACTAATTTGAGCGTTCTTTTCTACAACCAACTCCTTATTATCTATTGTCAATACAAGAGCAAGATGGAAAATAGTATCGTAGGGTTTTTTGTCAAGTTCCTTTTGGTATTCCCCAAAAGAAGCGATATTAAGGAGGCTTTGAATAGCACTTTTAACTGGTGTGCGAACTATTTTTATCTTGGTAATCGGCATATCACCAACTTTTTCCATAATCGTTCTTACATTTTTAGAAAGCCTTGAAGCCCCGTGAATCACAGCATCAGCCGTGTCTTTCAATTCATTGACCTTATCTTTTACCCTTGTATCAACCGCCGAAATGGAGTCTTTGGCTGTATCAACAGCAGACTGAATTGTCTCGGCGACGGGAGCAGAGGCTTGTTGAACCGTTCCCTGAATGGAGTCCTTGACTTCCTTCGTCTTGTCTGAGACCGCCTGAGACACAGTCCCAAATAAATTACTAACCTTTTTAACAAAATCAAAAAGACCATCACCCGTCATCTCTTTGGAGTGAGCGTCAAGCATACGGTAGTGTTCCATTGCCTTTTCCTTTTCAGCCTCCTTACGCTTCTCAGCAATCTTCTTTTTGTTAGAAGCAATCGTCTGTGCCTTTTTAACCTTCTTAGCCTCGTCAGCATCATACTTCTTTGAACGCCCCATTATATATACATAAGGAAAATTCCATTTAAATGGAAATTAATTGTATATATAATGTCTATCTATAAAATTACTGGCGGAGACCTTTGTTATATTGGTTCAACTACTCAAAAAATTAATGAAAGGTTTAGTAAGCATAAGGATAATTATAGGGTTTGGAAATCGGGTGGTAAGAGAGGATATTGTTCTTCCTATCAAATTTTTGATAAGGCGGGGATTGAGAATTGTAAGGTAGAATTATTAGAACAAACCGAGACAACAAAAGACCGAGAACGATTCTATGTGGAAAATAATGTTTGTGTTAATAAGAATATCCCTAACAGAAGCAAGAAGGAATATATGGAGGCACATAAGGATTTTTTTAAGGAATGGAGGAAGGAATACTGGGAAAAAAATAAGGAAAAAATTAATGAGTATAATAAAAAAAAGTTTGATTGTGAGTGTGGCGGAAAATATACGATGCCTAATCGGGCAGTCCATTATAGAACAATTCTACACCTTACTCTTTATCCCCAGCCTCAATCTCAAAAAATTCATCCCATCCCTTCCTAAATGTTTTCCCTTCCTGATTTTCCAAGTCTATAAGCAGAAAGCCACGATTAGCAGTAGCCTCCTCATACATATTCTCAATAACTTTTTTTTTGAGACCAAGACCATACTCCTTCATAATCATTGCCAAATTCCTCATTGAGGATACTTGTTTTAGAATGATATAGGAAATGTTATTACGAATCATTTTCGGGACAGCATAATAAGATTGAGTAATATAGATTAAACTGGCGTTTTTCTTACGGGCACGAATAAAGAAGTCAATCATCGGGGCTTGATTTTTTTGATTAATCAAGTCGTCCATCACGACAAGGGTTTGTTGTTCTTTGTTAAACTTGTCAAGGTCAGGCATTCCTTCCTTACCTATCTCTCTAATCTCAACTAATTTTCCCTTCTTTTCATCACCGTATTTATCGTGTAGATAATTATACAAAGGTTCGTCTTTATTGAGCGTCACGATATAGACTTTTTCAAATGTATCGGGCATTTTGTGTAATAGGGACATAAACGTTTGAGTTTTTCCGCTTCCAGAACTGCCTACGATTAATGCCCTGAAAGGCACTTTAATACCGTGTTCTTTGAAATGGGGATTATGGGATTCAGTCAAATACTTCTTGGGTATTTTCTTATACCAATCAATCGTAGCCATAT